GGCTGGTGGTATAATTGATATGTCGATTGCATAAGTTTGATCTTGCCCAGTTAACGTAAACACGCCTACTTGTGCATCTGGGCTTAAATTTTTCTGAAAACTTACGGCATGACCTGTCGATGCAAATGTGCCAATAGGCTCTAAGAATATACCTTTACCAATAGATGCAGTTGTTGGTTGACCAGTTAGCGTAAAGGTTCCGCTTTGAATTGGATAAGCATACTCTTCTCTAAACCCTATTGGTTGCCCACTTAAAACAAATGTGCCGCTTGGATAAGTGTCTGTAATAAGTTTAGCAGCACCTTGCATCGAAAGCGTAAACGTACCGCTTGTAACGGACATTGCATAATTCGCACCGCCACTTGATGCTATTGGGCCACCAGCTATCGGTTGTGATGCAATCGTCATAGATTAATCTCCAATATCAATATCGTCTGGGATACTACCTACATCCTCATAATTTTTCAAATCATCCGCATATTTTCTTAAATCAACAAAAACTTGATAAGAATTTACATTATCAGACGTGTGATTTTTCCCATTTATTATTTTATGAATAAAACTTTCATGCGGATGTTCTTCTATAAAAATTTCAGATGCGCCATCTGCTTGTAGGCTATTTTTCATAGCTGCCAACGCAGTTTGATGCTCTGTTGAAAATGCAGGGTGAGTAATTTCTGCTATATACTCTTCACCGTCTATCTGTATGGATACTTTGCCAGTAGTCCATAATGCAAGTGCTTTAACTGTCATCTTTCTTTCTCCGTTTTATGCCAAAACAAACGTCTGTACTTATTGTTAAAAAGTGTTTGTAATTTATTATTAATTTTATTTCTTTTTCTGTTGTCCATCACACCGACCTCATGCTTTATAGTATCTCTTTTAAACGGTATCACTTGCACCATAGGTGTGCCTTTTTCTATTAAATATTCACCTTCTCCAGCCGTCCATATAAACGGAAAATTTATATTATTATAATAATTATCAGTATCCACAACACCATCAAAAAGTTTAAATCTATCTTCTAGTCTATTAAATGGAGATACAAAATAACAGCTATAACCTTTTGGCGTTTGTATAACCCAAGGATTGTGCCATTTAAGAGGCACTTTTCCATATTTAAAATTTTCAAATGGATGCCCTTCAACTTGCTCTTTAGAATGTGGTGACATTCCATCGCAAAGATTTTTCTCAGCAAACTCGAAATCTATTTTTTCAGCATCTGCATGAACAAAAACATCACAATAGAAAGGAATAATAAAACCTTGATTACAAGCCTCTAAGAACGGAATACATCTTTTGACAGAGCCATTTGCAGGGTGACTATCCAATGATGGCGGTAAATTTTTAAACCAATCTGGTAAGTTTTTTACAGAAGGATATGGATGCGGATATGCGTCTAGCACTTCTTGGGAAGCATGAAATTTTACTTTTTGTGCCATATTAGGTTTTCATTATAAACGCCAATGTAAAATGAATTGGTGTGATAGTGAGCGCAGAACCGCTACCAACATTGCCACTATTTCCAGAAACGTTGTGGGAATGGTTTCCAGTATTACT